ATACTATTCCGCGATTAAAATGTATCTTAGATTTGCGAGGATATTTTTCGCAGTGCTAGGATGACGACGAAAGCGGGCTGTCGCCCGGTGAGGAGGAAGACGACGCAATGCGGAAAACAGACCGCAAAGATAAGTGCATTTTAATCGCGGAATAGTATTAAGCCGCGGCAGTTTTAATTACTACCAGCGAATTAACGTCAACAACTTTGCCGTCGGCGCTGACTATGGCTTTAAGCATGATATCGTCCGTTTCGTTGTCCTCATACCTTTTGATCGTATACTGATTGCTGATATTAAGCACATAGTCCTCCGGATTGAATATGAACGCAACAGGTGTGCCGGCGGCGGTGCTGCCGGTAAACGGAGTTATAATATCGCTTAGAATAACTTCGCGGCCTAAAATATATCTTGTAAACTTACCGTTCGCGTCTACTCCCTGACGCAGAATAGGCTGACCGGATGTATCTGTAATTCCCTGGAATGTAACAAACGTCTTTTTGCTCATAAACCACTTTGCGTTAGGCTCATAAGCCACCGGAAGCGCACCCTCCGCACTGAGCAGCGTAAAGTAAGTTACGCCTCCGGAAGGAATTGTAATCACCTGATCAGTGACGGGAGTTTCAGTCAGTATGCCTTTAGGTTCGCCTGTACCGCTGCCTTTGATAACTGATACTTCAAGAGCCTTTATAATGGCGTCGCTGATATTTTTTATAACCGTCTGCTCGAAGATTTCCAGCGACAGCGTATCCACCTCGAATGTTACTCCGACTTTGCATCTAAGCTTTTTGTACGTAAACTCAATATACGAAACAGGCTTATTCTGCGCAGGTGAGCCCTGACCTTCCGCAACCCATACAGCAACGGGTTTTACGGTTGACACGGGGATTTTCACGCCGCCCCTGTATGAAGTTTTGGTAACTGCGGACAGAACGGTTCCGTAACTTTCAAGCTTCTCAACTATTTTATTTACGATAAAAACAGGAATCAATACTGGGATATCGGTCGTAAACGTGACTTGATCAGCCCTGAATTCCGCTCCTATAGGTTTTCCGCGGGTTACATAATCCATGAATGCCTTGCGGTATTCCATTGTATCGTAAGGATTTGACGGTCCGCTTCCTCCGTCCTTACCGCCGCCGTCCGGGAAACTCTGACCGCCTCTTGACTGTGCCGGTTCAAGTCCGGCGGCGATTCTGTCAAGTGCGGATTTGCGTTTTTCGTTGGCCTCTACAAGCGTGCGAAGCTCTTCGTTGAGCGATTTTGTTTCTTTTTCATACTTTTCGATTTCCTCATCCGTTATTGACTCGCCTTTTGCTCTGATTTCCTCTTTAATCGCAAGTTTTCGCTGTTCGATTTCCTGAATTCTTCCCATGATAACCTCCGTTAATTTAATTTTTAATAATAAACTTTATTTCATCCCACATTTTCTGCCGCACCGCCAGAGCGTCTATTACCGACATAGCGCCGTCGATTCGGGCAGTCTGTGAAATTTTTACGGGCTTAAAGCGTCTGGAATCATAATCCGCCTTAAGTGCGACATTATGTATGTTCATCTCAAGCAGTCCGTTATTGCATAATTTCAGCTTTCCGTCTTTTAAGAGCGTTTCAAACTCCATAAGAACCGGATGCAAAATATATCCCTGCCAAACATCGTACATCAGGAATCCGTTTGATTTAAGTTCCTGCGCAAAATAATTAGCGCTGTTCCTGTCATATCCGATATACTTATAATACAGCGAATATTTGTCACGCAGTCCGCAGTACCACTTTGTTATGTCGGTATATTCAACGCAGTTTTTCCCGGAAATCATAACGTTGCCAAGCTCAAGCTGTTTGTCGAAGTGCGTAAATTCCCGGCGTATCGTTGCAAGCTTTGATTCCGGAATAAAAAACTTTACGAACGCGAAAATTATCCCCGCCTTTTCAATGAGCGTCGAAGCCGCCGTCAGATCCGTTGTCTGGGAAAGATCAACGCCGCCGAGACAGTGACATTTGCGGAAATCCTCAAGTTTTGCGTCGCACCGTGCAGACGTTACCGTTTCATAATCAAGCCATGCGGTTATTGGACTTTGTTTGATATTGCAAGTCTTTATTATAAATTCCTTTTTAGCCGGTTCGGAACCGTACGCCGTATTGATATCCTCGCGAATATTACGCGTCAGCACAGATACGCCCATGTTCGGGTTGGATTTTTTCAGCTCCTCCGGATCATCCCATTTTTCGGCGTCGTCAATTACATACATAAGCGGCAGGAACGACGATTCCCGGCTGTGTCCTTTCAGAACGGACGTCCCGCGCTTGACGAGCTCGTCGTAAATGCCGTCGTTGACGTATCCGGCGTGCGTTATGCTTATCAGCAGCGGCTCCCGGCGGGATACAAAAGATTTCTTGATAAGCTCGTACATCCGGAGCCCTTTTTCGCCTTCCCACGCGGCGATCTCATCGCAGATTATTAGGTTCGGGTCGGGACCGTCCAGACTTTCCGGAGTTGCCGGAAGCGATGCTATTACCGTATTGCTTTCCTCAATATAGATGTTTTTTGACGATATTTTCGCCTTTACTGAAAGCTCATCATCCTGCTTAATCATTGACGTAAACCTGTCAATTACGATATCGGCCTGATCCTTTTTAGTTGCAAGGCAATATATTTCATTTCCGTACTCACCGTCAAGGAACGCGATGTATGCTATGATCGCGGCGGCCAGCGTTGACTTGCCGTTTTTCTTGCCTATGATGATAAATACTTCGCGGTATACTCTAAGTCCGTTACGGTCAAGCAAGGCGAATATGCAGGACAGCGTCGCCTTCTGCCACAGCTCCAGCTTAATCAGGCCGTTGCTGCCTTTCGACAGGCGGCAGTAATTTTCTATAAAACGGACTGTTTTTTCGGCTCTTTTCACATCAAAAACGTACTCTCCCGAGGCGATTTTTGCGCAAATTATGCCGTAAATTTCACGTATATATTCTCCCGCGGCGATCTCTCCGCTTAGTATTTTACCGTAATACTCGTTAATATAATTACTTTTCATTTTTCAGTTCGTTTAGCAGTGATTTCTTTTTTGCCGGGGGCGCTTCGGCGACCAGCGTCTTTATCGCGGAGACGAGCTGTTTGCAGTACGCAGTGTAAATCTTTACATATTCCGACTGTTTTACGCCTTTTTGCTTCTCTCCGTTCTGATATTCCTCAAGATATCCGTTTTCATTGATGATTTTTTCCAATTCCCGGGCGCTCACGGAGAGGTACGCCACCGTTTGGATCAGCCCGCGCATGGTCTCAAACTTGTTACGTTCAAGGCACGAAAAGATCTCCTCAAGACGCTTCAGCTCCTTTTTGACCGCCCTTTCTTTGCCCAATCTGTCCGCTGCTACCGCCACACTACCCCCCCTATAAAAATTTCATGATTAAATTTTACCGCCCAGCACCCTCGGTTCCTGTTGACCGCCTAAAATTTCCCTCCTTGAGGGGGGGATATTGACGGTGTAATTTTAAGCAAGACTATTCAAATAAAAGTATTACATAATCGGGGGGCGCACTGCTAGTCAGGTTCATATTTTTCAAAATACTTTGCAATATAGTCAGCAGCCTTATACTTTTCCTTTACGTCCTTTGACTGCTGGAGTTTGTACAGACACTTTGACTTAGCCGTATCGATGAGGACGAACTCCGCGTCAGGGAATCTCTTTCGGAGCTCCTCGCGGTCTTTGCGTCTCGGAAGTCCGGCGATTATCCAGACCGCCGGCGCGTTGATCTGTCCCTCCCCGATACGGCTGAGGATACTGTCGCGTATCTTCATTATGTCACGGAAAAGATTGTCCGGTAAAAGCTCGGAAGGCAGCAGCGAAAAGGCTTTGAACAGCTCGTCGGTGCAGAGCACGAAGTCCGCAACGCCCTTGAGACCGCTGACGTATGAACGTTTCCCGGCGAACGGTGCGCCCCAGACGACCGCGATCCGCTGCTTAACCATGTCTCCGGACTCGTTCATATAGCATCCGTTCTGAAGCTTAAACGGCGGATTTGCGTACTTTTCAACCCTTGACTTCTCGTTACGGCTGTGACATTCTTTGCATACCCACTTAACATTATCATTGCCTAGCTTAATACTTTTATCGCTGAAGTTGTCAGGCGTCACCGGTTTGACGTGGTGGAGCTCCTGCCCGGCGACCTGACAGCAGACCTCGCACAGTCCGCCGTCGGCGAGGACGCGCCTGTCTATGTATTCCTGGCGGAAGTTCCGCCAGTCAGCGGACTTTAGGAATTTTTTGTATTCGGGGAACATTCGGCCTCCTCTCCGTATTTACCGTGCGGCGCCGGAAAGGAAAACGGCGCCGCACGGCATACAGACACAAAGGGAGTGCAGCCCTTAGACGCGCGCTCAGGCACGGCAATCGCCGCGTATCTGAGAACACGTCTAAGGGCTGCACTCCCTTTAACATTTTCATAAAATACTTTACCGTTATCATATCACATTCCGCCGCATTTGTCAATAGGTTTGACGCTTTTTATTTGCGCCGGAACGTAATCGATACAGTTATACGCACCCCCGCTGATATACCCTTCCGGGCCTTTTCCGCAATAAATAAAATAAATAAGAGTAATTTTATTCCCCGCCGATTTTTTTATTTATTGCGGAAATATAAAAGTATATTTTATCCTTATTTTTATTATTATGTATTAACGTTGGGTTGCGTTACACTGTATTTTTTATTTACGGGTTGTACGAAGGGTACCGCCTAGTTCTTAGGCGGTTGGGGTGTTTTTTTTCTTATACGTAAAAACTCAATGAAGTCCATAACTTGTTGTAATTGCCCAGCATCAAAGTCTTTAATTATATTCATTATTGGATCTGAATACTCGTTAGAATCAGACTTTTCTTTACTGAACTTATTGCCTTTACCTGTCCTTAACCATTCTTCGTTCACATTGAATTTTTCACAGATTAATGAAATAGTTTGATTGCTAGGATTCCTAATTCCTGATTCAATGTTTCCTATTGCATTGCCAGTAATTTTTATTCGGCGTGCAAATTCGGCTTTAGACAATTGCAGTTGCTCTCTTATTTCTTTTATTCTTTCATTCATAGTTACCACCTCTTTGTTTAATAATAACACACCTAGTGTGAAATGTCAATGAAAAAAATTTAAATAATTTTTAAAAAACACTTGACAAACTATTCTAAGTGTGTTATTATGAAATTACCCTAAGAACAGCGCACACAAAGAATGAAAAAGGAGTGGTAATTTATGATATACTTAAAAGAAATTGAACCCATTTTAAAAGAACTCGATTCAGACGACTATAATACTTTATATGGATTCACATTAGGATTAAAATTAAAATCACATCAACTAGCTAAACCGATAACGTCAAAGGCTTCTCCGCCGCACCCGCCGGAAGCCATATACCCTGACGACGTAGACTACACCCCGGAGGAATACGCAGAGGAGTATGAAGACGAGTATGCGATGGCGGCGAGTTATCATTGATGAAAGGNGGGAGTGATATGTCAGACAGGAAAAGGCTAATAGAGATTGCAAAAAAAACAGGCAGATTATTAGCGGTTGAAGAAGACTTAACGTTTTCAGAATACGAGGCATTACTTGCTATAATGAATGAAACATTGCCGAATCAATATAACTTGCTTAAAGACAGGGGAAAACTCTCACTTATCTTCGGATCAGAAGAAAAAGAGAGTGCAGCTGCTGCAACAGCCACACTCTAGCACATAACTAACCGTTCAAAAATTCCAAGCTAAATTCTTTTGGTATTATGAATCCATCATCATCATTTTTTTCTGCTAAGTACTCTGAGATTGTTTTTAACGCCGAAAACAAGTCATTATCAATAGCGATTTTACATATCGGGCATTTAAATTCGTCTATGTCTAAAAGACTGCCGGAATAAACGGTTGTATCCGTTTGGCATTTACTGCATCCAATTTTATACTTCAAGTTTTTCACCTCCTTCAATTCTGATTATAACATGAAAACAGTTGAAAAACAACATTATCCGAAAAACCGGATAAAAAAGAGTGCAACTGCAGGAACAGTTACACTCTTAAAAGAAAATGTGAAAGCCGACAAATTTCCGAAAATGTAAGCTTTACAATTATGATTGTATCACAAACTTTTAAAAAAATCAAGCAGCAAATCAAAAAAAAGAAAGGCGGATGCCTGTGATCGACCGCGAATATATACTAAGACGTTTCAAAAAAGTAAAATCCAAAGGCGACGGCAAATATCAGGCATGCTGTCCGGCCCATGACGACAGTACCGAAAGCCTGTCCCTAACCTTTAATGACGACAGGGTTCTGGTCAATTGTTTTGCTGGCTGCGAATTTCAAAGCGTGTTAGCGGCGGCGGGGCTTGAAGCGAAGGATCTTTTCAGGGACAGCCAGAGGAATTGCGGCCAATATATAAAGGCTCCGGAAAAGCCCGAACCGCCGGCCGATCCGCCGCGGCAGAAAGACAGTGACGTAAAGTATAAATACATCTGCACTTATTACTACACCGACGAGGACGGCCGCTGCCTTTTCGCTAAAGAGCGTCTGGAACGAATTGTAACCGGAAAAGACGGCAAACCCAAAAAAGAAAAAATAACGCCGCAGTATGCCTGTTATCCGGACGGCAAGGCTATGTTTGAAACTGACAAAACCGGAAAAACTGTGCTAAGCGACCGCGGCAGACCTAAACGCAAAGGACTAAACGGTGTCAGGCGCGTCGTTTATAACCTTAATAAAATAAAAAACGAGACGTATGTAATATTCGTAGAGGGCGAAAAGGACGTGCATACACTCGGAAGTCTGGGATATCCGGCAACAACCGTCGGAGGCGCCGGAACTCCTTGGACAGATGATTACGGCAAGCAGCTCAAGGGAAAGACGGTGTATTTTTTCCCGGATAACGATCCCGAAGGATATAACTTCGTTGAAATTTACGGAAAGGAGCTGAGAAAACACGGATGCCGGGTTCTTTATCTTGACTGGAAACGGTTTGACAGGGAATTCTACAAAAACCGTTTAAAAGGAGATATTACCGACTATCTGAATGAAAAAAAATCAAATCCGACAGAAACGGTCTACCGCGCTTTAGGCGTCTGTACGCTGCAATTCGAAAATTCATATAAAAATAAGGTTGTGTATGACAGCCTCGAATGGGACAGCGCCATCCCGCTGAAAGTTATTAAGGCTTGGAAGTTCCCGGTTAACTCTTTGCCGCCGAAACTTAAAAATTACATAGCCGCTATGTCTGATTTTTACGCTTGCGAACCGCAGATGCCGTTCGGATTCCTTATCGGTATACTGGGAGCGGCTCTGCAAAGCAGATACAGGGTTGAAATCAACAACGGATATTGCAATGAACTTGTAATACAAAGTATAGTTTGCAATCTGGCAGGAGCCCGCAAAGGCGCGGTTATGAGCAAAATGATGAAACCGGTCTATCAGTGGGAAAAGGAACGGCGCGACGAGTCGATGAAAGAAGTCGCGGAAAAGAAAGTACAAAGGGCCGAGCTGCAAAAACAAATAGACGTATTTAGCAAGTCAGGAAAACCCATTGATGAAGGGAACAGAGCCAAATACACAGAACTTGTTGAATTGATGGAAAAATTCGAGCCTGTGTATCCGTTCCGGCTTGTATATGAAGATATAACGCCTGAAGCAATGCAGCTTTGTCTTGCCCGTCAGAAAGGTAAAGCTTTTCTCGCATTCCCGGAGGGCGGCGATTTTTTTTTACGGCTCAAAGGCGGTGTATATAATTCCGGAACTGATATGGCAAGCATAATACTTAACGGATATAACGGCGAGCCTCTTAACGTTACCAGAAAAGGAAAAGAAGGTGAAGGGGTTTCAATATTTGTACCTCATACTTATGTTTCGCTTGCAGTTGCTGTTCAAAATTATTTTGTAGAGGAATTTATGTCTAACAGCAGAAACCACCAGCGCGGATTTGTTTCAAGGATGCTTTTTTCACTTTGTATACAGCGCATTTTTTCGGAAATAGACGGTATACTTGATGATGAAACAGTAAAATATTACGAAGACGCATTAACCCGGTGTTTTGACGGCCCTGGAGGTACCTGCAGGTTTTCGGGAGAAGCGCAGTCAATACGCAAGGCCTACTATAATTCAATTAACGAAAAAATGAAAGTCTCGTCAGAAGACGAAAACGCGTTTTTGACGAGAGCCAAGGACTCCATGAGCCGTATAGCTGCGATACTTGAACTTTGGGAACGTGTCGGAGAAAATGACGAGATCTGCACTGATTATCAGATATCAGTTGATAATGTAAAAAGAGCCATTGACATACAAAACTATTACATAAGAACTTTTGAAATTATTATGAAACAAAGCCAAAAAGAAATTATATCCGCACAGGCTATGGCTAGATGGTTTGTTAAAACTGAAACAAGAACTATCGCGTTGAATACATTGTACAAAACTTTCGAGGATAAACTTTACAAAAACGCTGCCGAAAGAGATAAAATCCTTGAAGTTCTGGAAAACAATTACTACATTTATGTAGAAAAGCCCGAAAAGAAAACTCGCGGCCGGCCGACGACGTATATACACGTAAATCCGGAGTTGTTTGAAAATCCGTCGCTTCTGGGCGCCGGAAATGATAAGGAATGATTTTATGCAGGATAAAACAAAAGGCTTCCAGCCCCCGCCCGGAGTAAGGGAATCTGACTGGGTGCGTGACTGGGCAAGCTACAATTTTTTTCACTTTAACCAGTTATCCCCGTGGAACCCTAAACTTATGAAAAGGAGGGCTGAAAATGGAAGCGATAAGAACGGAACCGGCGGTTCGCGAGTATCATCCGAAGCTGAAGGCGGAGGACCGCGAACGGATCAGCGCGGAGATCTCGGAGGAATTCCTGAATATACTCAGGGAACATTTTAAACGTAAGGGTGAGCCCGTTGACAGGTATATATGTAAGACAAAGTGTTGACCGCAAAGAGAGCGTAAGTATTGAGGCACAAATTGAATTCTGCAAAAACGAGCTGCGCGGCGATACTTTCAGAATCTACGACGACCGCGGATTCAGCGGAAAGAACACAAACCGTCCGGCGTTTAAAAAGCTGATGGAGGACGTGGAAAAAGGCGCAGTTTCTCGTATAATTGTGTATCGGCTTGACAGGTTCAGCCGAAATATCGCGGATTTTGCGGGAACTTATGATATAATCAGCCGGCACGGTGTAGAGCTCGTAAGCTATACGGAACGCTTCGACACGTCTTCGGCTATCGGAAAGGCTATGCTTGCCATTGTTATGGTTTTTGCGCAAATGGAACGTGAAACAATAGTTGAACGCGTGAAAGATAACTATTACAAGCGCGGTGAACTCGGCTTGTTTGTCGGCGGACCGTTTCATTACGGATTTGAAAAGGAAGCGGTCACTCATAACGGAATGAAAACGAAACGCCTTACGGAAATCCCGGCGGAAGCTAAAAACGTCCGGCAAATGTACGAAAAATACGCTTCAGGTATATCTAAACCGGATATACTGGAGTGGTTCAGCAAGGTTTCCAGCACCAATAAAACCGTAATGTTTATCGGGCAGATTCTAAGGAATCCGATATATGTAAAATCAAATTTAGCGGTAATAAACTACCTTGAAAACAGAGGAGCGAAACAGGTCAACGCCGACGGTCGGCGCGACGGTGCAGGGATATTCATTTACGGAATCCAAAAGCGCACGTCGGTTTTGTATCAGGATTTAACCGGAGGGCTGCTGCAAATTGCCATCCATGACGGATTTATCCCGGCGGAACTTTGGCTTAAGGTTCAAAAACGGTTTGACAGCGAATATTCGCCGCGCAACCTCGGAAAAGGTAAAAGAAGCTGGGTAGTTGGGCTAGCCGTCTGCGCATACTGCAAGCTTCATGTTTACACAGCAAATAAATACGGATGGTTAAGCTGCGGAGGACGCAAGAAAAAGCTGTGCAAACTGCGCAAACCGTTCCCAAAAATGAGCACGGTTGAGGAACAGGTTGAAAAATCACTGCTTGAGTTTATGAAAGATTTTCCGTTTAAGCTGAATATTACGAAAAAAGAGAACGAAAGCAGAATACAGGCGCTTGAAGCTGAAATATCGGCTATAGGCCGTCAGATTGACATGATAGTTGAAACTATCGTTTGTACGGAATCCGGGCTTAAGGCGTCGGCTATGCAAAAGTTCAAACAGAAGCTTGAGGCCCTGACCGACAAGAGCGCCGAGCTTGAGCGGGAAGTATACGATTTGCGTCAGGCCGGGGACAATACGTACGATTCTGACATTAAACTTGCCGAATATGTCAGTAACTGGCAAAATTTCAGCATGGAAGAAAAAAACCGAATCGCTAAGATTTTTATAAAACAGGTCGTTCTTCGCGACGGTGAGATTGAAATTAAATTTATAATTTAGGAGTGGTGAACCGCATGATTATTTACGTCTGTTCCGCATACAGCGGAATCCCGGGATTAAACGACAACCGGGAGGAAAATATAAAGGCTGCGGAGGATATCTGCCGGTTTATTATGAAAAAAGGTTATACACCGTTTGCCCCGCACCTGCTTTATACGCGCTTCACCGACGACGACCGTCCCGATCAGCGCAAGGCCGGAATCAGATGCGGTCTTGAAATGCTTTCCAGATGCGATGAGATGTGGGTGTGCGGTAAAAAATTCAGCGAAGGAATGATCATGGAAATCAACGCGGCCAGACGGTTCGGAATAAATATAAGGTATTTCATGAACCGTCTGCCTGAGGTTTTAGAGGAATGTTTAGAATTATAGGAGTGGATTGTAATGGGATTTATTGCCGGGATTCTGTTGGGAGGAGCTATCGGATTTTTTACAGCGGTAATGATTTTTGCGGAAAGGGGCAGAAAAGATTATGATTAAAAATAATAATTTTCAGTCAGATAATGAAAATTCTGACGTGGATTTAACAAGTGCAAAATTGAAAGCGGCGGTAAAAACGCTTGAGGTAAAAAGGTATACCTATCACGGCGGAGAGGTCTGGATGCCTCCGGTTGGAGAACCGCCGAAAAGTTTTTGCAGTATGTGTCACGCGCCGAAAAAAGAGGATCCAACCCCGCTAAAACTTGCTGATTTTAAGGAGATGGACGGGATGCCTGTTTACTGTATCATAAATGATATTAGTCGCTCTAATTTTAATAAATGGTATTTGATAAATTATAAGTATGAATATTGTATTGACAACGAAGGCACTCATTTATCGTTTGGCAGTTACGGCAGTCAACATTGGTCTGGGTGGCTTGCCTATAGATGGCAGCCGGAGATTGTTACAAGTGAAAGTGAGGATATAAATGTCAAATGAAGATTTTATTTATCAAGTTAAAGACTTAAAATGCGGTACTTTAAGGCGTCATTTTTTCGATAGAAAACTGGAAATAGGCGAAAAAGTATCCTACTATACGTACATAAACGGCAGGGAGCGCATAGTTAACGCTGTAGTTGTAAGGCATTTGACGCCGGAGGAAAATATCAAACTTGCGGAAAAACAGTACAGATGTAAACTGGAGTGATGTTTAATGACAGAATTTATAAATAATAATGTAGTATTAAGTATTATCACACAGGGAGGTTTTATGTGCAAGTTTTGCAACGATAAAAACAGGTTTGACTATTTAAATGTTGGCATTTGTTTAAGCGATGAAAATATACTAAGAATATTTGATAATACAGATGTAAATATTGACGTTCCTATGCCGTTGAGTTATAAAATTAATTACTGTCAGTTTTGCGGGGAGTTTTTGAAAGGGTCCTGATTATGGAAAAATTTAAATGTAAAGTCGCCGTAGTTAGTGAATACATAATTGAAATTAATGATGATAATCTGGGGCAGGAATTCCTAGACAACTTCAAGAAATATTTTGCGGATTTTGACTTTTGGGAGCAACACGCTGTATACATAGCAGAACGCAAGGCGCTAGGTGATGATTTTATTGAGGGTTATGGTACTTCTTTAGTTAACGGTAAAAAGCCTATGTTTTGTGATGAAAAGTCATTAAATCTGGATATAAATGTAAATGTGATTTATGAAAATGTGGTCGATGTTGAATGCGTGGATGTATAGCGTTTGTTTGTTTTCTTTAAAATTATCTGCAAGGCGATAATTTTAAAGAAAACAGTATATATATGTATTAAGCAAGACACAGCATTGACGCATAAAAAATACCCGTCCGGAAGCAACCGTACGGGTATTTTACTGATATTAAAAATTCTTAATAATAAGCTCTTTGTACTTTTCCGCGCCGGAAGTTTGCAGCAAGTTGTTGCATCTGGAAACTTCAATAATATTGAATTCAGAGTAAAGATTACGTACAAATTCACAATCATTGTAACTTAGCACAAACTTACCCTTAATTCCGCCGAGGATTTCTCGCAGCCGTTCGTGATCGGCGCGTGTGAACATTACGTCATAGTAATCCTCAGCCCCAAAGTACGGCGGATCACAGTAAAACAGCGCGTCGGGACGGTCATATACTTTTATCAAATTGTCATACGGCTTGTTTTCAATTACCACATTTTTGAACCGTTCGCGGAACTTTTCCATTTTATCTTTAACGCCGTCCATGTTGCGCGGAGTGCAGCAGAACGTCCGCTCATCGGCTCCGAAGCTGTACTTGATTCTGACCAGGAACCGTGCGGCTCTTTGGATATCCGTCAATCCCGCGCTTTTAAGCTGGCTGATCACATCAAAGAACAGTTCGCGGGAACATAGGGAATACAGGCCCTCAAGTTCCCGAAAGAGCTCCGGCAGATGGAATTTTACAACCCGGAAAAGGTTTACAAGTTCGCCGTCAAGGTCGTTGTACACCTCTGTTTTAGCGTGTTTTTCGGCTCCCAAAATAACCCAGGCCGCACCGCCGAATACTTCGGCGTACCTGCCCGGATTCGCAGGAAATTCGGAAATAATCCTGCCCCGTAGCAATTTCTTTCCGCCCATTCTTGCAATAAATGAATCTGTTGATATTTTTTTATTCATAGTACCTCCAAAACAACTCCGCAGTTATAAAACTGCGGAGTTTCGCGTTATTTTACTAAATTCTGCGCTGATTTAACTGTACTTCATCAATTACAGCCGCAGCTATTGTCTGTGATCTTTGTGCCTCAAGTACCAGCCGCTCCTCAACCGAATACGTCTGTTCTATCGCATTTAAGGCCTTTTCAAGCCTGTACTGCTCAAATTTGCGGGCGAGTTCGTCGGCGGTCTTTTCCGGCTCTACAACCTCTAAATTTTCATCGAAAACTATAACTCCGTCAACAATTTTATGCCTGCGTCCGGCATATTCGTTAAATCTGTCGAATTCATCGGGATAAATCCGGACCTTTTCGCCGTCCCCGGACGAACTGTATCCGCAGATTCTGCCGTCGCTGTTGTACTTAGGTATTAATTCGTAATATTCTTTATTCAACTGTATAACCTCACATCTATACCGCGACAGATTTTGTGATTTTGTACCACGGATTCCACGCATACGGCGACGAAGTGGCGGTAGTTCGCTCATAAACATCTCCGGCGGTATTTATAACACTTAATATTTGTTTAAATACATTAGCACTATAGCTTTCAACTCTTATTGTTGAATTAGCTGTTATTCCTGATGGCGGAAGACCACCGATTGTTTGTAATACAACATAACTAATTGAATAAAAACAGGTAGTTCTTACATCATTAAGTGTTGTATAACTGGATGGCAGTACCGTCGCAGATAACGCCAAAGTCTGAATATTTGCGTTGCTAAATCCTGCCCTGATATCCAAGTGAGCTGTACCGGACGTATTATGATTATACAATACATTTGCAAGGTGCTGTTCACTTACACCGTTTTCAACCGGAACCGTCACCGGCCTTGACGGCATAAAATACAGTATGTTCCTTACGATTGCTGACAGCGGAGTTGTACCTATGTCAATGCTTGTGGTTACAATATCACCGATTTTTACCGGAATAGGCTCGCTCAAGTCTGTATAATCGCCCGTTGAAACATTGCCCCCAAATGTCCGTATATAGTAATACTCGCCGTTTATTTTCGGTGCATAAGTTCTGTATGCACTGGTTGGGTGAAGTATTTCTACTTCGCGCTGTATAAACCCGTCACGGTCGGCAGTCCACGACTGGGACAGCGTATTCGGAGTTGACAGGACAACCTCTTTTTTTGACAGATCCGGTATCGAACTGCCTTCCGATGAGCCTCCACTGCCGCCGCTCCCGCTGACCGGGAGCGTGTCAACTACCGTGCCGTCCGGCAGAAGAAATTTCGCCGCCATCGGGGAACGCAGAACATACTCGGCGGCCCGGTCCGTATCAGGAGGCAGGACGCCGGTTCCGGAGGCGGTTGTTACCGAGCCGTCCGGATTCAGAAATTTATCTGCTAAAGGTGACATAGTTTCATACTGCATAATTTTACTCCAATAATATCAGATCCCGGGTATTTATCGGCGTTTTTATCGCGAGCGCCGGATTTTCCGGGCTTTTGTTTATCACTGCGCGGTCGCCGTTTACAGACTCTGCAATCCAGTTTATGCCGAATACGAACGCTGACAGAATCGCCCCGTTATACGCCTTTGCTCCGGATTTTATCCTCACAGTGCAGCCGGGCCTGATTCCCGGAGAATCATCCGGTTTTTCTTCCTGTTCGGACTCATCCGGCGCATTTTCGGAATGCTCAAGGTAACCGTTGAACCCTTTTTCTTTGATGATTGCGGGGAAATCAATATAAGCATAATTTATGTCAAGTGACTTGGGAAGATTCGGGAAAGTCCCGTTTGTGCTGGATTTCTGCCATATTCCGTATTTTCCTGTATATGTACACTTGCTGCCCCACTGGGCGGTCCAAACGGTGTACCGTTTCAGAATATCCCTGGAATAAACCCTCCGCGACCAGTCGAGATTTGTATAAATTCCGGCAAAATATCCGTGAGACTCAAGTGCGGAAAGAAACGCCTCGGCTTTTTCGTTTGCCTGCCCGGAGCGTACCTCTTCCTCAAGATCGTAATATAAAGGGAATTCAAACCGTTTGCCCTTTATTACTTCAATAAACGCCGCGGCTTCGCAGTGCGCGTCTTTTACCGTTTCGGCGTATGAGAACCAATAGGCTCCGGCAGGTATGCCAAGCCGTTTGCATTCCGAGTAATTGCGCTCGAACTGCAAGTCTTTCTGCGCGGATGAGCTTCCGTATCCGGCCCTCAGTATGGCGAACTGTACCCCGTCGAGCTTCGCTTTTTCCCAGTTAAACGCTCCCTGATGCGCTGAAACGTCAATCCCTTTAAAAAGGCACTCCATCAATTTTATCCTCCCCGTTCCCGTTATCTACAGTAATTTTCGCACCCGGCAAGCCTTTAGCCATGATGAATGTTTCCCCGGTCCCGTCATCGCTTGCGTTTTTGGAGTCCGCAAGTCCCT